TTACGTCTCTGCGACGCAGACGACGCCCTGGCGGAACAATACGCGCGCGCAATTGAAACCCGTTATGACGTGCTTGCCGACGACATCATGCAGATTTCAGATGATGGCTTGAATGACACCTACGTCGACGACGAAGGCAAAAAGCGCACCGATCACGACGTGATCGCACGATCCAAGCTGCGCGTCGATAGCCGCAAATGGCTGCTGTCGAAACTGGCACCCAAGAAATACGGCGACCGCGTGGCGCAAGAGCATAGCGGCCCGGACGGCGGCCCGATCGGCCTGGCGGTCAGTAACCTGAACTTGCGGGGCCTGTCTGACGCCGAGCTGGCAACGATGCAGGCATTAGTCGCCAAAGCCGCGACCGCAAAATGAATGCGCCCCTAAGCCCGGCTATCATGGCGAACCTGATCGCCGCCGAGGTAGCCCGGCGCGCGGCCGGCGCATCGCTCTACGAGTTCGTCAAACAAAGCTGGCATATCGTCGAGCCTGGCGTGCGCTTCATCCCGTCGTGGCACATCGAGCGAATTTGCGAACACCTGGAAGCGGTCAGCAGCGGCCAGATCCGGCGCCTGCTTATCAACATCCCGCCCCGACACAGCAAGTCGACGATCGTATCCGTGATGTGGCCCATGTGGGAATGGATCAACCATCCCGAACAGAAGTACCTGGCCGCCAGTTATTCGGGCGTGCTGTCCATGCGCGATAACGTGAAGTCCCGGCGCCTGATCCAAAGCCCCTGGTACCAGGAGCGGTGGGGCGACGTGTTCTGCCTCTCCAATGACCAGAACGCCAAACAGCGCTTCGAGAACGACAAGACCGGGTACCGACTGGCCACGAGCGTGGGCGGTACGGCGACAGGCGAGGGCGGCAGTCGCCTTATCCTGGACGACCCGCACGGCGCGCAGGACGCGCAATCCGATGCCATGCGGGGCTCGGCCCTGGAATGGTTCGATCAGGTCTGGTCGACCCGTTTGAACGACCCCAAAGCCGACGCCATGGTCACGGTCATGCAGCGCCTGAACGAACGTGATATCTCCGGCCACATCCTGGAAGACATCAAGGGCTGGGAACACGTCTGCATCCCGGCCGAGTGGGACGGCAAAAAGCGCGTAAGCATCCTGGGCAGCTACGACCCACGCACCAAGGTGGGCGAACTGATCTGCCCTGAGCGGTTTGGCGAGCGCGAGATTATCAGCCTCAAGCAATTGCTGGGCGTGTACGGCACCGCCGGCCAGCTGCAGCAAGACCCGACCCCGGCCGAGGGCGGCATCCTCAAGACCCGGCACCTCCAGCTGTGGCCGGCCGCATCCGGCCTGCCGCAGTTTGAGTACATCATCCAGTCCTACGACACGGCCTTCACGGAAAAGACCACGGGCGACCCGACCGGCTGCAACGTGTTCGGCATCTTCACGCACAACAAGCGGCGCAACATCATGCTGCTGGACTCATGGGACGAACACCTGGGCTATCCGGCATTGCGCCAGAAGGTAGTTACAGACTGGACGACCGAGTATGGCGGCGCCAATAAGCAGAACCCGTATGCACGACCGAAGCGGCCGGACCGGCTGATCGTGGAGGCCAAAGCCAGCGGCCAGTCCCTGCTTCAGGACTTGCGCTTAGCTGGCGTGCCGGCCATCGGCTACAACCCCGGCAACGCCGACAAGATCAGCCGCGCGCACCAGGCCGCCCCGATCCTGGAGTCCGATATTGTCTGGATCCCGGAGTCGGGCAAGAACCCCGGCCACGCGGTCAGCTGGGCGCAAGGCTTCATCCAGCAGCTGGCCAAGTTCCCGGTCGCAGCCCACGACGAACACGTCGACTGTTTCACGCAAGTGATCATCTACCTGAAGAACGAAGGCTGGCTGGAACTGCCGCGTGCCAAGGAAATCGAGGAACCGCGTCAAAAACAAAAGGAAGTGGTGAACCCCTATGCCGCCTAAACTCGCCCCCGTTACGCAACTCTACGATGCCAATAACCGCGACGTGCCCGCCCGTCTGCGTCAGCTTGCAGACACGATCGAAGCGCTGCCGGGCACGGTGCAGTGCGGCGTCGTGACCTACGGCGACGACGGCCTGGCGGTCTACGCCTTCGGCGCCTTTGCGCAAGTCCCGGCATCCGAGTTGCACCTGATGCTCGGCGCCGCCCAAACCCAACTTGAAATGGCGCTTATCAAACATGGCTGACAATACCCAATACGACACGATCAGCAATCGGAAACCCGATTACCCGACCCTGGCTGCGCTTGCCCGCGCTGTCGGCGCTGTTGACGGGTTCGCCCGCGCGCCGTTCGGGCATAGCAATCCGCCGGTCGAAATGCTCTCTGACCTGTTCGGCGTGCCGGCGATTCAGCGCACGATGGAACGCGCCAGCTACGGCGAGCCGATAACGCAGGGCCACGGCATGTTATTGCGCTCGACACCGGATACCACCGACGCATTGCTCGCCTTAGCACCAGCGGCAAGCAAATTAGGGAAGCTGGCAATCGGCGCCGCCAAAGGCGTCGGGAAAGTAGCGGACAAAATCCCGCGGCCAGCCGCGCCAGACTGGGGCGACTTCGACCACGACAAAGTGAAAGCTATCGCAGCGCAGCTGCAAGAGGAAATGTAATGGCCGATAAGAAAAACCCCGACGACCTGCTACCCCCATCGGACGAACAGGACGAAGGCGAACTGCATACCTTTGATGGCGACGGCTCGGACGATGACGTTGAAGACACCGAAGACGGCGGCGCTATCGTGACCCTGGGCGGCGGGGAAGCCGACAATAAGCAGCGCCAGGCGCACTTCGCCAACATCGTTACCGAAGTCGATCAAGGCGAACTGAAATCGGCGGTCAACGATCTGCTCGACCTGATCGAGCGCGACAAGGAAGCCCGCGAAAAGCGCGACAAACTCTATGAAGAGGGCCTGCGCCGCACTGGCTTGGGCGATGACGCACCAGGCGGCGCGCAGTTCACCGGCGCCAATAAGGTGGTGCATCCCATGCTGGTAGAAGCCTGCGTCGACTTCAGTGCCCGCGTGATGAAAGAGATTTTCCCGCCCGGCGGTCCAGTCAAGAGCAAGATCATGGGCGTGCGCGATAAGGTCAAGATCGAGAAAGCCGAGCGCAAGGCCGAGTTCATGAACTGGCAGACCACCGAGCAGATGGTCGAATTCCGGGGCGAACTCGAACAACTCAGTACGCAGCTGCCATTGGGCGGCGCGCAGTACCTGAAATTGATGTGGAACCCGCAGCACCGCCGGCCCCTGAGCGAATTTATTGCGATCGACGACATCCTGCTGCCCTACGCAGCCACCAATTTCTACTCGGCCGAGCGTAAAACACATGTGCAGTACATCACCGAGGCCGAATATAACCGGCGCGTGAAGGCAGGCATGTACGCTGACGTGGAAGTCGGCGCGCCCGATACCCCGGAGCCCAGCAAAGCGGCCCGCGCCAACGAGAAAATTGAAGGCAAGACCGAAAGTTCGTACAACGAAGACGGCCTGCGGACCGTGTTCGAGGTGTACGTGCACCTGGACTTCGACGAAGACATGTCGCCCTACATCCTGAGCATTGATAAAAGCTCGGGCAAGGCGCTGGGCCTGTACCGGAACTGGGAAAAGGACGACGAACAGCACAGCGAACTGGACTGGATCGTCGAATTCCCGTTCGTGCCCTGGCGCGGCGCCTACCCGATCGGCTTGACGCACATGATCGGCAGCCTGTCGGGCGCAGCCACCGGCGCCTTGCGCGCGCTGCTCGACTCCGCCTTCATCCAGAATAGCGCCACCATGCTGAAACTGAAGGGCGGCCCTCCTGGGCAGACCCTGAACCTGCAGCCCACGCAGGTAACCGAGATTGAAGGCGGTGCGCTGGTCGACGATATCCGCAAACTGGCCATGCCGATCCCGTTCCCCGGCCCTTCGCAGACGCTTTTCCAGCTGCTGGGCTTCGTGGTCGACGCCGGCAAAGGCGTGGTACAGACATCATTCGAGAAATTGAGCGATGCAAACGCGCAGCAGCCGGTCGGCACCACCATGGCGCTGATCGAGCAGGGCATGGTCGTGTTTAGTTCGATCCATTCCCGCCTGCACAACTCGCTGTCGCGCGTTTTGAAGATTATTCACCGCATTAACAGCGCTTACCTGTCCGAAGATGACATCAAAGCGCAGTCAGCGGGCATGGAAATCAGCCCGGCCGACTTCGATGGCCCGATGGACGTCATCCCGGTCAGCGATCCGGCGATTTTCAGCGAAACCCAGCGTTTTGCGCAAACGC